ATCTCATTGATAATGCTCTTGTTCTTCAAGATCTTAACGGCATCATCAAATGATGTAGTATTAGTGATCCAAGGTAAGTTGGAGTCACGGCGTACTTCGTATAAAAAACGATCACGGCTGATTTCTCCAGCCTTAAACTTACGATATAATTTTGCAGTTGTCATACTAATAAATATTTACCTTCCTTGTCCACGATAGTTCCTTTCTGACCTATTGTGTTTGTTCCATGATTTGTGAGCTTTACCTTTTCTACGTTTGCCGAAAGAAACCTTTTGACTTGTTCCGCCACCTTTTGCTTTTGCCATGACTTACTTAAACTTTTTAACGTTTTGACTGAGTTCACTAACCATTTCCTTGATTTTAGCAAGGGCTTTTTCTGTATGCATTTTATATTTTAGACCGTCTTGACCTTCAGATAGCTCTGATTTTAGACGGCTAACATATTCAAATAGACGGTTGATCTCTTGCACCTTCTTCTTAACAGCACGAACAGCTTGATGGAATTGATCAGGCTTGTTTCTAGTCTTAGTCTCTGTCTTGAATTTAGAGTAGTTCTCGTTAAGTCCTGCTGCTTGAATATCAGCTCCTAGCTCTTTATCAAGATCATGAGGATAAACATCAGAAGCAAATGCTATAATAGCATTGTATAGCTTACTGTTAGTATCTTTTAACTTAGATAGAACTAGTTTAGCCTTTTCATAGTCAGCTTTAGAGAATACTTCATCAACATTTTTATTTAAATCTTCTCTTAATAAACCAACTCGTAAGGCTAATTTACGAGTGTCTCTCCATGAAGCTGCGGTATCATATGGTTTAGAACCTTTCGGTAGATTTTTAGCTCCTGAACCAAATAATATTGTGATACCATTCCAAACAGGTTTCTCTCCTACTTTAAGTGTATATCTTTCTTTTCCTCGCTTAGTTTTAAGAAGGTCAGCAAATTCTTCAAAATCTTTACCAGTAAGTTTAGTTAAGGCAGCTAAAGCTTTTTTATCTTTTTCAAAATCTCTAGCTATTTTAATAACTTTAGGTTTACTTTTATCTAAAGATATTGGCTTTTCTATATTAGGATTGACTGTTTTTAACAGTTTATATATAGCTTTTATATTAGGATCAGATATTTGGTCTTCTGATTCTGGGTATATATTAAATAGCTCTTCTATTTGCTCATTTTCTTTAACAAACTCACTTAACTCTTCAAACAGTTGTTTGTAGATAAAACCACCTTTTGATGGTCTGTTAGGTACAGATGGAGCATCTTTCCAACCCCACTTATCTTTCATGTATATTTTGGCTTTTCCAGCAGCTAATTTAGGCTCAACATCTTTTACTTCCTTCTTCTCTTTCTTTTTGAAGGCTTTGTTAGTAGCCATTTGCTCACCTGTGCCAGGAGTAAAAGTAGCACCTCCAAAATTAGTAGCGCTAGTCTCTTGACGAAGCTTCTGTGTAGCAAACTGGGTATTAAACTTCTTATTCACTATTATCCTTTTTTAAGCTCGTCGATTAGATCGAAATATTGTAGGATTCCAGTTATAACCTCGTCTTTTATAGATTGATTTTCTTTGATTGGACTAATGAACTTGATCACCTCTTCTAGCTTGATCTTCACTACAGCGTCAATAGAAGTCTCTTTTAGTTCAGTTAGCTCTGTCTTGATTTGATCTAATTGACCATTAAGATAAAGCTTAAGGTTTTTCGTGTCTGAAATGTTAGTAATATACTCTTTCAGTACTTCTTTTTGTCTTTCAGACATGCCTTGGTATTTGTTGTTAAACTTCTCAACCAATATCTTGTAGGCAAGTAGACGAATCTCCTTGTCTTCTTTCATAAACTCTTCTACTATAGATTTAGGAGCTCTAGAGTTAGTAAGATCTTTTGCTGTTAAATGCTCAAGTAGAGTTATCTTATTTAAAATAAGCTGTTTAGTGTCGACTGATTTTGTATTCTGGCTCTCAAATATAGTATAGATAGAAGCAAAAGGCTTGTAGTTATCGACTTTAGCCTTGAAGAAATTGTCTAGATCGTAAGTCTTCTTGATCTCTTTGATCAAGTTATACTTAAGTTTGGCTATCTTTTCAAGGTCTAGCTTCTTGTACTGCTCAACAATAGTTGAAATTAAAATCTCGGCTTTAGCCTCATTTAGCTTTGGACTAGCTGAAAAAGTGCTGTAAAGACTGTATTCTTTTCCTAATTCTGTATTGGTGAAATACTTTTTTAAGATTTTAACTGCCTTTGAATCCTGATTGTTCAGAAGATCCGACGTCGTCTGTCTAACTAGCAGTTCAAATAAAATACCGGTATTACGATATTTGCTGTGTTTAATTGCCATAATTTTTTTACAAGTCGACTAGTAATAAATATCTATATATTAATCTAAACCCTCTTTAATATTGTCTTCACTTAGAAGATCTGACTCCTCAAATAGGTTAACTTTACGGCCTTTTTTCTTACTGAACATAGCATCTAACATGTTCTTGTTCTTTAAGAACTCACCCATTGTAGACTCAAGTGCTAATGGGCTACCTCCTTTATAGTTAGGCTTCATGTTATTTTCACCAGTCTCAGCGTCTTTACTATAGGCTGCGGCTCCTAGAGGATCACGACCAAAGGCAGACCCATCAGTTGAAATGATAGAAGTCTGTGTTTTAGGGCGTCCTGGTCCAGTTTGCTTCTCATCATATCCTTGTGGTACATTCAAGACAGAGTCTTCTTTTCCACCATACAAGCTAGCTATCTGGTGAGGTGTACCGTAAGCTTGGCCAGATTCTGCAGGGTCATTTCCTTCTTCTTGGATCTGTGCATATCTGAACTCACGCTTCTTATCTTCAACAATCATGTCTTCTAGCTCAGCATATTGGTCTTCTGAGAAGTGGAAGATCTTGTCATAGATAAAGTCACGAGGAAGTAAAGATCCTTCCATGGCTTGTTTAGCAAGGTCAATCTTCTCTTTGAAAAGAGCGATTCTTTCTTGATCGTAAATAATAGACGGATTAGTTAGTGACAATGTAAAGTTGGCTGCGTTCTCGTTAGTATAGCCATGAGAGTATAAATGCACAAGTGCAATCTTAGTCAACTCACTAATGATAATACGTTGTAGTCTTTCGATAGTTCTAGCAAAACGAATGTCTTCAGCGGCAAGTGTTGCTTTACCTGTAAGATCTTTTTCGTAGCCCATAAAAGCTTTAGGTATCTTAAGAGCCGCAAACAACTTCTCACGGAAGTAAGCAACGTCTTCAATACCATTATAGTCAAGGCCTTTTGCAGTATCAATCTTTGTAGAAGTGTCGTTTCCTCTGATAGGAATAAAGAAGTCTTCTAACAAGTTCTGCTGATTGTATTTTAAGTTATAGTTACCAGTATTAGGGTCAATAAGAGGTGTCTTCTTCATCTTATTGATCATGCGCTGCATGTAGTTATCAACTTCACCTGGAGGAATAGCTCCTACGTTTACGTAGAATATACGACGCTCAGGAGCACGAACAATACGGTGAATCAACATCGCATCTTCAATAAGCACATACTGCTTAAATAGTTTACGTGCTGGCTCAAGGTAAGATCTACCGTAAGGAAGATAGTTAACATCTCCAGTCAAACGGAAGTGCGCCATCTCATAGTTATCAAACCAAACACCAGTATCATTATTTTGTTGTCTACTGTACCCTGTAGATGAAGCTAATGTTGCATTAGGATCATATTTGAATCGAACCTCTTGTGGGTTTTCTGGGTTGTATCCTTCTTCACGAATAATGTTATATGCAGAAAAAGGAATTACGTTATATACCCCGTACTTCTCAGCTATTTCCAGCTTGAGGTAGAAGTCACCGTACTTAGCCATATTACGAACCCAACTCCAAAGATTAAATTCAATATTAAGTACAGAATAAAAAAGGTTGTAGAGGAGTTTTTGAATATTCTCGTCAGAAGATCTAATTTGAAGTACTTCACCTTGCTCATTTTTAAGTGTACATTCATCAGCTACAATGTCAAGTGCAGAACAACAGATAGCATCTGTATCCATGGCATCGTAGTCAGCATAGATTTGCACCCTTGCTGATTGATAGTTCTGTGCTAAGTTTAGGTTAACACCATACGCAGTTGATGTTGTATAAACTTTATTGAACCTATCAACTAATGAATTGGTTTGAATAACACCAGACCTTTGAATAGTGTCGGTGTCGATTACTTTTAACATGTCTCCACCTTCATTACGAATAATAACGTCTGTAGAAAACAAACGTCTTAAGGTCGAGAATAAGTTATCTTGTTTTTGTTGTTCTGCCATTTTATATTATATTAACCAAGTTAAGTCTTGTGCTTCTCCACCTTGTGGGGTATTTATGTTCATACTCCACGGGTTTTGATTATACTGATTGTTTGCATTATAAGCAATACTAGTGTCTTGTGTTCTAGTAAAGCTGTTTAATGCAGCGTATGTCAAGCTTTCTGCTGTCTTTCTATATCTAAGGCTTGTCTCTCTTAGATAAGCTCCGATAGCAAAACTCATGACAAGGTCATCATTATAACTCTGCATCGCTTGCGCTTTGCCATTTTTCCAAATGAAGACTCTCAGTTCTTCAAGTAGCCTGATTGATCTAATCGTTGCTACTTTATTCTCTAAGAAGTCTCTCATCTTCTCTACAGCAAGAGGCCTAGTTTTCTCTGTCATTGAGAAGCCAGGCACCAATCCTGTCTGTGTATTAAACCTGTCCACATATTTAGTAAAGTCCATTGACTGGTCTTGTTTGTAACTATAGTGGATGTTTGTGTAACCTCTTTCTATTACTGTTTGTATAACGTCCCAACCAATGTTTGCGTTTTCAACAACTAGTAGTGCGTTATTATATTCTGCGGCAGTGCTTAGTAGCACGTTCGCATATTCTCTCGTATCAATTTGTGACTTGAACTCAGCAACCTGTGTTACTGTTTCCACGTCTATAACATGAAATGCAGAGTAGTCATTTCCATCTCCTCTAGCCACGTCAGCTACAACTGCATAATACTTCATAGGATCAGGATACTCCCATATCCATAAAGCTTTATCAAGACCTCTTCTTTCAATTGGCTCAGAGATCATATTCTGTTCGTAGAACGTTAGAACGTCTGGTTCTATTACGGTATTACCAGAAGTTGCAAAGTCACAATCACACTCTTGAGCCGCATTACGTTTACCTAATGTTCTATCTTGTTCGTCACGCCATGTTTGATCACGTTCTGGGTGTACGGTCCAAGGTAGAGATATAGGTAAAAACCTGTTTTGTTGTTCTTGCGCTGCTAGATAAGTTTTGTGAAACCAGTTACCTACACCATTAGGAGTAGATAATGCTATACAACCACCACCAGTCGCAAGTGTTTGTTGAGCGGCTGTGAATATCTCTTCAATTCTATCGATAAACGCAGCCTCATCTATAACTAGTAGAGACACAGCTTCAGAACGTCCAGAGTCACCGGCTGCAGAAACAGCTTTTATCTGTGAACCATTCGCAAGCTTTAAGCTCAACCTATTATCTTCAGACGTTCCTATCTTAAGCCAAGTTGGTAAGTTCTGATAAGCAAACCTTACCTTTGTTACCATGTTCTTGGCAGTATCTTGCTTAGTAGCAATAACAAGAACATTCTTATCTTTGTTGAACAACATCAACCATAATGAATAAGCAGACACAAGAGTAGAAATACCTAACTGCCTTGACTTATTAATTACAGAATAGTCGTGCTTTTGAAACAGTTTTAAAACCTTCTCTTGAAACGGATAAAGATTAAAGAATTGTCTACCTTTTAAAGGGTGCTGGATCATATAGTACTTCTTCATGAAGTATACGGGATCCGTTGCACATTTGACAAACTCCTCTTTAATCTTCTCTTTTATGCTCTGTTGTTCAGACATATCTTACTTTATGAGTATGCCAGCGGCTAAGCCTGCAACTCCGATTATAACCTTTTCAAACTTACCCATCTTGAGCTTCCAGTTCTTCTTACTAACTTCTTTCTTCAAACCATCGATTTGTATCTGATAGTTCTTAGCTTGCTCAACACGGTCTTTATCAATAGCGATATAGTTGTCTTCTTTCTTTCTTAGATCAATGATAATCTTGTCTTTGTTCTTAACTAGAGTGTCTAGACCTAAGATAGTGCTGTCTTGAAATTTAATTAC